CCGAGCGAACCATGACCAGCGCCGCGGAGTACGCGGCCGCCCTCGCCGCGCTCCCGGCCCGGCACCGGAGCTGGCTGCGCGACGGGCGGATTGAGCTGTGGGCCTACCACGGCCTCGGCATCGTGCTCAACGATGCCCAGCTCGAGCACATCTACGAGCTCCTGCGCTGGCCGCCCGGCTCGATCCATGTGTGGCGCTGGGCGAACCGCTCGGGCAAGACGACGGGCCTCGACGTGCTGTACGGCTGGGCCGCCTGGTACAAGTGGCGGCTCATGGCCGGCGCGTTCGAGGACTGGTGGCGGCGGCCGTACAAGGTGCTCCACGCGGCGCCCCTCGGGGAGCTTGCGGCGAAGGCCTACGAGCTGTGGGAGCAGATCATCGCCGGGGCCGCCGAGCAACAGCGCAACCCGTTCACGCAGCGCCAGCGACCGGGCGCCCTGCTGCCGTTCTTCCGGGCGACCAAGCGGGTCGATGCGACCGACGTCGACCGGCCGGTCGTGGAGTGCGCCAACAACGGCGTCATCGACTTCCGTTCGACGCAGGGCAAGGCGGCGCGCCTCGAGTCGGACCAGTGGTGGCTGATCGGCTGGGACGAGTTCCCGCGCCAGCTGCCGACTGACGACATCCCGATCATCTTCGACCAGACGATGCTGCCGCGCTCGTCGGACTTCATCGCGCCGATCGTCATGGCCGGCACGGCGACCGTCGAGAGCGAGTACATCTACGCCGAGCTCGAGGACTACGCCCGGGCTTCCCCGTCCGATTGGAACTTCACGACCGCCGCGCGCTCGTCGAACTTCGCGGCGACCCGCGCCTCCATCGACCGTCAGATCCGGCTCTCGATCAACAAGGACATCGCCGAGCGCAGCGTGGGCGGCCGGCTAGGCGGCGGTGCGAGCTCGCTGTACCCGACGTTCCTGCTCGACAACGCGTTCGACGCGACGCTGCCCGAGGTCCGGCCGCCGCCCGCCAGCGAGCGCGAGTGGGAGCGCCTCGCCCAGCTGGGCGTCGTGTTCTTCACCTCTCTCGACCATGCCCTCGCCCACGACGACAACGTGCTGCTCACCGTCGAGGTCCCCTGGCCGCCGCACACGATCTCGCCCGAGAACCCGATCACCGGCTCGCACCTCGAGCTGATCCGTAGCAGTCGGACCTTGACCGGCGACGAGGTTCACGCGTACCTTTCGCGCGAGGTGCGGGCCTACCGCTCGAAGGCCAGCATCATCGACGCAACCGGCGAGGGCGGCTTGTCGGTGTACCGCAAGGCGCTGGCGGACGGCCTGCCGGCAGTCGATTGCAACCTGCAGGGCCGAGCGGCGAAGTGGGTGACCAACAAGGAGTACGGGTTGCAGGGGCTCCAGCGGCTCCTCTCCTGGGGGCTCCCGGTCGCTACCAGCGAGGGCTTCATCGAGGCCTGGCCCGACGCGTCGAGCGTCCCGTTCGGCCTGTTCCGCTTCCCGACGCAGGGCCCGTGGCAGAAGCTTCGGCGCCAGCTCGCCGTGATGCGTCGCGCCGACGAGAAGATCCGTCAGGACGCGGCCATGACGCTCGTGCAGCTGAGCTGGTATCTGTGGAAGCTGATCGGGCACGCCATGGCGCCTCGCACGCAGCCGTTCAACATCGTTGCCGGGCGGCCGCGTGGCCGGCGCCGGCGCCTCGTACTAGGGAGGTAGGTCATGGGCTACGGCAGATACGGGCACGTCGGGCCGAGCGAGTACATCCTCGCCGCGTCGGCGGCCCGAACGGCGAACCCAACGCTGGCCCCAGCGGCGTTCGACAACGACCCGGGCCAGTGCGGTGTCGTGGTCGTCGTCAACATCACGTCGGCCGGCACGGGCTCCATCAACTGTTTCGTCGAGGGCTATGACCCGGCCTCGGCGGCCTACTTCACGATCCTCGACTCAGGCGCGCTCACGACCAACCAGACGAAGGTGCTGACGGTCTACCCGCACGTCACCGACGCGGCGAACTCGAAGGCCGGCCAGGCGCTCACGAAGCGCTGGCGGGTGCGCATCAACCACAACAACGCGAACTCGATCACCTACAGCGTCGGCGCCGTGCTGCTGCCCTGATGATCGAGCAAACGCCGTCCTACACCTCGTCCGACGAACAGCGCCTCGCCGGCCTGATCGACGCCGCCCGGACGGCCATGGAGGCCGAGCTCGAGCTGGTCCGCGAGCGCTGTCAGACCTACCTCAACTGGTACAGCCCGCCCTACTCGACGACCCTGCGGACGCACGACGCGTGGTGGGATCCGCTGCTCGCGGCGGACGTCGACCTGACCCGCAATAACTTCCCGATCGCTCGCGCCGTGGTCGACATCTGGACCGCGCTCGAGGCGGCCAAGCCGCCGACCCTGTGGGCCCAGCCGACCCGCGTCGCGCCGGCCCCGCCGTCACTCGATCAGGCGACCGAGCTGCGCAGTCGCCTCGTGGTCAGCGCGGTCAAGAAGTTCCGCGCGGCGCAGGCGATGGCCCGCAGCAACCTCGTGCGCGATTTCATGACGTGGGACAAGTTCAGCCTGCAGGCCTACCTCGCCACGCGCCGCAAGAACCTGTACGGCTTCGCCTGGACGAAGGTGTGGCCGCACCCGCGCGAGGAGCGCCCGGTCAGCTACACGCTGCGTAACCCGACGACTGTCTATCCGATCTGGTCGGATCGCGAGCCGGGCGAGCTCGAGGCGGTCCTCGTGGCCTACCAGAAGTCGGCCGTCCGGGCGAACGCCGAGTACGGCCTGGGCCTGCCGGTCAAGAACGGCACGCTGCTTCTCGGTCGCGGCTCGGGCTACTACCGCGACCTCAACGACCGCTGGTGGGGCGATCGGGACCGGACGATGCTGTGGGTCGAGGAATACTGGTGGCGCGAGGTGAGCTACGACGCCAACGGCTTCCCGAGCTCGTCGGAGGTCCGCTGCGTCAAGCGCGTGCTCGATCGGATCGTCTCATCGCACGCCTACCCGGGCTGGTTCAAGCTGCCCTGGGTCTATTGGGAGAACAGCGACGAGCGCGATGCGTTCGGCTGGTCCGACATCGCGGGCGTGATCGACATCAACGATGAGTTCAACCGGCGGCTCAGCCAGGAAGGCGACATCATCGGCAGCTACAGCGCGCCACGCTTCATGCTGACCGGCTCATTCGCCGGCCGCGACGTGGAGATGCCCGGCCCGTTCGAGCTGATCTCCCTCGCCGACACCGAGCGCATCGAGCAGATCCTCACCCGGATCGACGTCTACCCGACGCAGCAGCACTTCGGCATCCTGACCGATCTGCTGCACCGCGTCTCGGGCCTGCCGCCGATCGTGTGGGGCCTGATCGCCAACGCGCAGACCTCCGGGCGTGCGCTGTCGGCGAGCTGGAAGGCGACCGAGGCGCGACTCGCGCCCAAGCTGCTGCGCGACGAGCGCAGCTACGACGACTACCTCTCGCTCAACCTGCAGTACGCGACCCTCTACGACTGGCAGGGCGCCCGGGAGCTGTTCACCGACGGCGAGCGGCCGTTCCGAGACTTCCGTTGGGAGTTCCCGCCGATGGAGCCGCGTGACTTTCAGGAGGTCACGCAGAACGAGATCACCAAGCGTGACGCGGGGCTCACCACGACGCTCGCGGCGATCCGGGCGACGGGCGACCCAGCGGCCGAGGACACGCTCGAGGAGATCCTCGCCGAGAAACTCAACATCTTCTTCCACCCGGCCGACGTGCAGGCGTTCCTGCTGGCCCAGCGGGCGGAGCTCGACAACATCGCCTACGCGAGCCAGCTCGGCGTGAGCCTCGGGCCCGGAGCCGGCGGTGCTCCAGGCGCCGCGATCAACCCGGCGACAGTGGCCGGCGCGATGGGCCAAGCGCGCGAGGCGCAGCTCGCCTCGGCGGCGCCCGCTCCGGCGGCCGAGCCGGGCATGGCCCCGCCGACGCAGCGTGGTTCGATCGGCAACGCCGCAGTCCCGGCGTCACCGGGCGCTGGTGGAGGCGCGCCGGGGGAAATGCTCACCTCCGGTACGCTCGTGCGTGGCGGCCAGGTGAGCAACCAGTTCTTGCAGACACGGAGGTACTAGGCCATGGCGACCGGCGCAGAGAAGGAAGCTCGCCAGGCGGCGCGTGACGCGGCGCGGGCGTCGATCGTGCAGGGTCGTGCCCGGCTTGCGGCCGAGCAGCCTCGCGCTGCCGGGGCGTTCCCGGTGCGGCGGTTGCGCAGCGCGGGCGATCTGTCCCGCTACGCGATCGGCGGGTTCCTCGACGACCCGTTCGCTGCGGCCGGAGCCGCAGCTGGCAAGGGCGCGGCGGCGCAGGTAAGGGGGCGCGGGGTAGCGAAGGCTGCCGTGAAGGGCGCCATCGGCCGGCCGGCTCCCGTCGTTCGAGCCCTGCCCGCCCGCGGTGTGCGGACCTCCGGCCTGATCGACGCACGCGAGGCGGCCTACGTCAACCGCGCCGTCGGGATCCGGCCCACCAGCGCCACTCGCACCACCAGCTACCGCCCGCGACGGCAGGGCTAACGCGGTGGCGCAGTACCGCCCACCGCGGTTCGGCTTCCGCTTCCCGTTCCGTGGTGGGGCGAGCAAGGCGACCGGCGGCTACAACGCGCCCAAGCATGGTGCCGGACGGCCTCTGCCGCCGATCAAGCAGTTCACGCCGGCGCCGCGCCGGCCATCCGTGAGGAAGCGCCGCTAGGTGGCACTCCGCAGAGGTTCCTTCACCGGCACGCTTGACCCGTTCGGCGGCGGGCGAGGCGGGCTCGGCCGCTACAACATCACCGGCGATACGATCATGAGTCTCGCCGAGTACGAGGCCTACGCGGTCGCGGTCGCCTGGGCGAACGGGGCCGCCAGCGACGAGGAGTACCTCGCCAGCCTCGAGCACATGGTGGAGCTCGCCCCCGAGGGCACCCGCGAGCGGGTCACCGCCGAGAACCGGCTGCACGACGCGCGCTACGCGATCGGCCGCAACGAGCTGGTGCGCGCCGTCAACAACGCAATCGCCTACGGCACCCGCAGCGACGCCCTGACGGCGCTCCTGGCCTACGAGGAGGCGCACCTCGCGTCGATGACCGAACCCG